TTTAAGTCCTATCCGCTCATGCCACGAAAGTACCCTACTAAAAGGTATACTCAGGTAGATGAGGAGAAAGTAATAAGTTAAGATCAAGACAATCTTTGATCGAGGAACCAGAACACATTAAGTCTACTAACGGAGAAAAGAGGGTTTCATAATCCTCGCTCTTCTCATATATAGTATCCATATAATGTATCTTGTCCCTTGATGAATCAAAGATTCTTTTGTTAAGATCCCTACTCATTACCTGTAACCCCATGAGAGATTCCCAATCTCTCCACGATCCACGCCTTAAAACAAGGTCGATCCTGGAACTCTGTTTAGTAACTTTCGTCTTCACCAACCTAGCTGCGCCCTGATGGCAGCCTCTCTTAAAATCCCACCTACATTTTCTGAGCGCAAATTCAATGTCACGGTCATCAACTTTTGGCATCATTCCCTTATAAAAGGGAAGGAGACCAAGAGCCTCGGGTGGGCACACAGTGCTACCAAGACTCATAAGCGTTCTAACCATAACCTGTCCAATACGTCCAAATTTCGGATTACGGGGATGCGGGTTCAACAAATTGAATCCATCCACACCCTCAGAGATAAAAGGGGTCAGTTTAAAGACACCACTTCTCCACTTCCGCCACTCCTCCAAAATACTATTCTTAATTTTCTCACTCTTAAAGCCATAAATCGTATCCTCTTGAGACTTACGTCCACAATAGAGCATAACCATTAAATCCTCAAAAGAGGTATCGGCTGTAAAGGGTTTGAACCCAGAGGAATAATCTATTGTATCATTAAGATCAACAGATGTTCCCTTCCCATCTCCCTTTGTCTGACCCGTAATAAGTCCCATATTTACATATGGTATTGCCTCATCACAAAAGTAGAATTGTTCGGGAAAATCAGGAATAGATTCATTCACTCCACTACCAATCTTAAACATAGTACTATTTACTACGCAGAAATCACGCGAGTAGTAGTTCTTCCCAGGTGAGGGGATAAAACCGACCTTTTGAATGTTAGACCTCCAAAGGAGGTACAGAGCCCTAGGGCCTGTAAAAAGGATATCATCTCCGTTTACAAGAGCATTAAGCTCTTCGATAGAGAAAGACCTTTTATAAAACTCTTCAAGAGTCGTACGAAGTACCGCTACGTTTATCATACATAGATATGGAAAGCTTAGGGGGGAACCCATCAACTGACCATTTGTCTGCAGGAACTCATCTGGAAATTCTGCTTTAGACCCTTTCGGACCTAACAACGTTGAACAGATCCATTTAGGATTATCTCCTTTATAAGAAATTCTATGCGGGCCTAAGGCTCTCATCATAACATTCTTAATAGAAGATTCCGTTCGATCATCACACGTTGCTTCCAGTGCCGCCATAGTACAATCTAAATGAAGATTGTCTGTAGCTGCAGAATAGTCACCCGAAACGACCCCTTCACCCACCTTCATCGAGTGAACCACCGTGTTAACGATAGCACGCCCAACGACCTCATTGGTAAGAGCAAAACATTTAAATGCTTTAAGCTTAGACCACAACCATTTCTGGATTGGCTTACACATAGAGTAGGCAACGGGATCACCACAGGAGATACTCCTAACCTTAAGAGGTTCGAGTATAAATTTTACGTACGCCTGAGGCACATTCCAGGACTCCTCAAGACCAGCACCAAGTATGTAGTCATCTAAATGACTATAAACATCCCAGGCTGGTTTATAGAGGAATTCGTAGTGAGTGGGACCCCTATGTAAACACCCAACCAATTCATATTCACCAATCCTTTCGGATACAGTGAGACTATTGATCAAGAGTCCTAATGCTCCACCGTTTGAACGGGTGGAACCGACACAGGAAGATCCAGAGAGAGAATAATTCTCATTAATTGGTAAAGCCTTCCCACAAATGGGTTGCTTAACAATTTCTCTGACAGTCCGCTTTATCTCATCTAGGAACCTTTGTTCCGTCCGTTCAACTTTACTAAGGGTGGTCGCATGCTTGTTCATTGATTTCTCAATAACAGAAGCTGGAACCTGTGGCATCCCTTTCTTAATTCCATGGAGAATGGTATTTAAGAATATCCAAGGCTTAACGGATTTATCCTGTCCTTTAGGGTTTAATCTAAATTTCAGCCATCTCATCAAACCATTGGACATAATTGTCCCATCCTTTAGACCCAAAGGATACTTAAGAGGGCGATCTGGCCACTCCGTAATGATTTGGGGACTATACTTTGTGAAAAGATAATCCTTTTGATACTTCATTACGTCCACCCAAAGACCCATCGAACTTAGAATGGTCCAGAAAATTTGAGTACTAAAACTCTCAATTTTCGGAATCTCTCTAATTCCCAGGGCACGAAGAGCCGATAGTAATACATCAGTTATTTGTCTACCGATGCAGCTGTGAGCAATCACATCTTCGTCCACTAAACAGTAGATCTCTGGCGTTCCTTCCAGAAGATCATCGATCGCTTGTTCAAACGCTTCGTCATAACGAAGGTTTTTAATGAGAGAATTATTAAAAGTAGAGTGAACCCATTCTACTAAACCCTGAAACACAGGAATATGAAAGCCACTTGCGCGTAAATCACATTCAATTTTTCGGAGGAAATTCTCATCACTGGCGTTCGAGACAACGTATTCGTCGCTCAAGGTCATCGTCAAGACCTTGCTATAGATTTTGGAAAGTGCGTGTTCCATTTTACAGACTTTGTGTTTGTGAGGTGTAATGCTGCAGAATTCTAAT